CACGTAAGCGCAAGGATATTGTGAGTCTTGGTGCTGAGTTCGTCATCATCAACTTCGATGGCGTTGGCATCGTCAAGAAAGAAATCATGGCGGGTGGATTTGACCTTATCGTAGTGGACGAAGCGTCAGCCTATAAGAATGCGCAGACCGAGCGTTGGAAAGACCTACGAGACCTAACAAAAGTTATCAAGGGCTTGTGGATGCTGACGGGTACGCCTGCCGCGCAGTCGCCTGTGGATGCTTACGGATTGGCAAAGCTTGTGAATCCCAAGGGCGTGTCACCTTTCTTTGGTCAGTTCCGAGACACAGTGATGATGAAGCTCACCATGTACAAGTGGATACCCAAGCCAACTGCACAGCTTATTGTTCACAAGGCACTGCAACCCGCCATTCGGTTTGAGAAAGCCGACTGCCTTGATCTGCCGCCCGTTACATTCGTTGAGCGAGATGCACCATTGACACCGCAGCAGTTAAAGTTCTACAACATACTGAAGAAGCAGATGCTCATTGAGGCTGCTGGCGAAGAAGTATCAGCAGTTAATGCTGCCGTACAAATTAACAAACTTCTGCAAATAGCTGGAGGTGCGGTGTATACGGATACGGGCGAAGTGGTTGAGTTCGATGTGAGCAGTAGGCTCAACGTGGTGCAAGAAGTAATTGAAGAGTCAAGCCACAAGGTGCTTGTGTTTGTGCCGTTTACGCATACGATTGAATTACTTGAGAAGCACTTGCAGAAACACAACATTACATGCGAAGTGATTAACGGCTCGGTTCCTGTAAACAAACGCTCAGATATTGTCAAGCAGTTTCAAGAGCAACCTGAACCAAAAGTATTAATCATCCAACCGAAGGCGGCGTCACACGGGTTAACTCTAACTGCCGCCAACACAATTATTTGGTATGCTCCATGCACAAGTGTCGAAACGTACTTGCAAGCCAACGCACGTATCGACCGCCCCGGGCAAGTTAACAACATGACAATCGTACACATTACGGGTAGCCCCATCGAGGCTAAGATGTACACGATGCTTCAGGGCAACATCAACAACCACCAAAAAGTAATTGATTTATACAAGCAAGAAATTTCTTCGGAAACTCTTGACAATGTAAAAAGTTAGAGTACACTTGTATTTGTGTGGCAGTGGTGGGTAACGGGTTAGCGCCTTTACAGCCTCAGTATTAGGACGAAACACTGCTTCATGTGAACTGCTACTGTCACACATTTAACCATTAGGAGAATTAGATGGACGAAGAAGTCAAGGATAGAGTCACCCCCATGGACTTAGCAAAGCTAACGTCTATCTACATCAAGATCAGAGACAAGCGTGCCGACAACAAGCGCATGTTTGAAGCTGAAGACAACGACCTCAAAGAGCAAGCGGAAGTGTTAGAAGCACAGATGCTTGATATATGCAAAGACATGAATGCTGATAGCATTCGCACCCCACACGGCACGATTATTCGCTCGGTAAAGTCACGGTACTGGACGAACGATTGGGATTCAATGTACAACTTCATAGAGGAGCATAGTGCATTTGGCCTGTTAGAGAAGAGACTTCATCAAACAAATATGAAGGAGTTTCTCTCTGAGAATCCCACAGTTTTACCACTTGGTCTCAATGTGGAAAATGCTTACACCGTGGTTGTTAGACGTTCTAAGGAAAAATGAAATGAGTGATCTCACTATTCTCAACCAAGACCTCCCCGACTTTCTGCAAACTGCAGGGGTTAGTGAGCTTACAAAACAACTCGCGGGTAAGTCTGGCGTTAAGCGCATCGTGCCTAAAAACGGAATCTTCCGTAAAACGGTCGGCGGTGAAGAGATGGGCAAAGTCAAGGGTAACTTGAACGCCATCATCGTTAATGCGTCCCCTGCCGTGGGTCGTATCTTCTATGCAAAAGCATGGAGCCCCGATGCCGAGCCGACTGCGCCCGACTGCTTCTCTAATGATGGTCGTACGCCTGATGATGGTTCGACAAACAAACAAGCTGAGCGTTGCGATAACTGCACCCAAAACACCAAGGGTTCAGGTATGGGCAACTCCAAAGCTTGCCGTTACTCACGTCGCATTGCGCTCGTGTTAGAAGAAGACTTTGGTACTTCACTTGAAGGCGAAGTGTATCAAATGAACTTGGCTTCTAAGTCATTGTTCGGTGATGGTGCTGGTGACAACACCCACACATTTGAAAACTACTCTAAGTATTTGTCCAACAACGGCAAGAGCTTGGACTACGTTGTTACGCAGATCAGCTTCAACGAAGAGAACGACAACCAGTCTGTGCTGTTTACGCCGACTGGCTACATCAACAAAGCTCAATACGCTGTGACTAGCGAAGTAGCTAAGAAGCCTGATGTGCTGAAGATGGTAGTTATGACACCATACCAAGCTGACATGGCGGGTAAGCAAGCTAAGTTAGAAGCACCAGCCCCTAAAGCCGCCGCGCCAAAAGCTGAGTCTCCGATTGAGGAGCCCACTAAGCGTGAAAAGAAAGCCGACCCTAAGCCCACAGTTAAGAAAGACCTTGACTCTGTGGTGAAGGCTTGGAGTGACGAGGACTAAATATGCCCTATGGTTACAGCCAAAGCTTGGTGTATGCAAATAAAAAGGCAAGCATTAAGTCTTTGGGTGTGGCCTTGGGTCGTGTTTGTATCCGCGCAAACATTAGCGTTAGCGAAGTTGCAGATGCTCTCGGGGTGACTCGGATGACTATCTACAATTGGTTCAAAGGGGATGCCATCCCCTACCCCTGCTACGCTAAAGCTATTAGCGATTACATAAGCCATACCAAAGCCACCAATAATTAAAGTAAAACATGTCATCTTTCGATCTACTAAATACGGTATTGCCACCGGAAGGGCGCTACTGTGTGATGGGGATTGGTAAGTATCCTGACCAGAAATTTGTAGATACTAAGGAAGAGGTTGAAGAGCTAGCACAGCGGTTTGTTTCACGAAAGATTGACGTATTCTTTGGATGCGCCAAGTATGGTTCGTTAGATAACCGCACCCATGAAAATGCAAAATACTTCCGTGCTCTGTGGATGGACATTGACTGTGGCCCAACCAAAGGTGTACCCGACAAAAAAGGCATTATCAAAGGCTATCTTGATCAGCAGACCGGACTCGATGAGTTCAAGAAGTTCTGCATTGCGGTCGGCTTACCAAGGCCAATACTAGTAAGTTCTGGTTACGGCATACATGCGTACTGGCTACTAGAAGAAACAGTGACTCGCCGAGAGTGGGAGCCACTAGCCAATCGGCTTCGTGAGTTGTGCGTTGAGCAAGGGTTAATTGTGGACTCCTCAGTCTTTGAGGCTTCACGTATCCTGCGCATCCCCGGCACATTCAATTTCAAGCAGGAAGAGCCCAAAGAGGTAACAGTACTAAATGAACTGACGCCTCGCATGACATACCAAGAAGTTAAAGACTTGCTTGGTGCGCCTGAACCAAAAGACGATGTACCCGATTTCATTCCGCGCTCAATGAGCCCGATGATGGAAGCACTCATGGGTAATAAGGTCAAGAGGTTTAAGACGATCATGATGAAGGGTGAAGGTGGGTGCGCCCAACTTAATCACTGCTTTGAAAACCAAAACGACATTGAAGAACCACTGTGGCGCTCCGCTCTTTCTATTGCAGCTTTTTGCGTAGATGGAGACAAGGCCGCACATAAACTGTCGAACAAGCATGAGAGCTACGATGCCGTAGAAGTTGACAACAAAGTTAACAACCTACGTAGTAAAGGTGGCCCACATCACTGCGCGACATTTGCAAAACTCAATCCGCAAGGTTGTGAGGGTTGCATCCATAGAGGCAAAATTAAATCGCCCATCATGCTCGGTGTTGAGATTGAAGAAGCCGATGCAGAAGATAACGAATATGCCGTTGAAGATGAAAACGGTGAGGTTGAAGTACAGCATATCCCAGAGTATCCGTTTCCGTTTTTTCGTGGGAAGAAGGGTGGTGTTTACATTCGCCCTGAGAGCGAAGATGACGAGGCCGAGCCAAAACTTGTTTATGAGCATGACTTATATGTAGTCAAGCGCATGCGCGATCCTGAGCTTGGCGAGATAGCTTTGTTTCGTTTGCACTTACCGCACGACGGTGTCCGAGAGTTCAGCATCCCTACGATGGGTATCTCTTCACCTGATGAGTTGCGCAAACAGTTGGCACACAACGGAGTTGTAGCCCACAAAGCACAGTACGAATTGCTTGCAAGGTATGTTGTTTTCTTTATAAAAAATTTGCAATACATTAAAAAGGCAGAGACCATGAGAACTCAGTTTGGTTGGGTAGAGGGGAACAGTAAGTTCATTCTCGGCGATCGAGAGATTACAAAAGACGGAGTGTTTTACAGCCCACCGTCAAGCGTTACAAAAGATATTGCCGGAAAGTTAGTTACCAAAGGCACGATGGAGAAATGGAAAGAAGCGTTCAACATGTACGCTAAGCCGGGGCTTGAACCCCATGCGTTTGCCGCACTCACGGCGTTCGGCTCACCACTGTTGAAATTTACAGGTCTTGAAGGCGCAATCATTAACGTGATTCACCCTGAGTCTGGTTCGGGGAAGTCGACTGCGTTGTTTATGTGCAACAGTGTGTATGGTGAACCCAAAGGGTTGACCTCTATGTACAAGGATACGTTCAACGCAAAGATGCACCAGCTCGGCGTGATGAACAACTTGCCCAATACCATTGACGAGATTACCAACCTTAGTGGCATGGAGTTCTCTGACTTGGCGTACAGCATCAGCCAAGGCCGAGGCAAAAACAAAATGAACGGGCAGACTAACACGTTGCGTGTTAACAACACTAGCTGGCAGGGTATGACTTTGTGCTCGGCAAACGCCAGCTTCTATGAAAAGCTAGGTGTGGCAAAGAATACGCCCGATGGTGAGTCCATGCGTCTGCTTGAGTACAAGATCGAACCCAACGGCATCATTGATGTGCAAGAGGGTAAGCAGATGTTTGACCACCAGCTTCGGGAGAACTTTGGGCATGCCGGTGAAATCTACATCCAATGGCTTGTCAATAACTTGGAAGAAGCAATAGCCTTAGTACGCAAGATTCAGGCTCGGCTTGATAAGGAAGTACAGTTTAACCAGAAGGAACGATTCTGGTCAGGTGTGTCAGCTTGCAACATAGCTGGTGGTTTGATTGCGTCTCAGTTGGAACTGCACAACTACGACATGAAGGCGGTATACGAATGGCTCAAGGGCATGCTCGGCGAGATGCGGTTTGAAATCCAAGCGCCTAACTCAACACCTGTAACAATCCTTGGTGAGTTTGTTAACGCTCACATTATTAATGCTTTGGTTGTAAATGGTGAGGTCGATGCACGTAGTAACCTGCAGTCCATGCCTATGCTCGAGCCCCGTGGAGAGCTGCTCATACGCTACGAGCCAGATACCAAAGAACTCTTCATCGCGGCCAAGCAATTTAAAGATTTTTGCGTGAAACAGCAAATCAACTACAAGACCACCTTGAAAGAGTTGGGTAACGCCAAGATTTACTTAGAGGGTGTGAACAAACGAATGTCCAAGGGCATGAAGGTTGTGTCCCCCGCAGTACGGGTGCTGAAGTTTGACGCATCCGCCGCCGAGTTCTTACAGATGGATGCCTTTGTAGCTACAGATGAAAATCGAGACAGTGTCGTATCAGATTGACTGGTCTAAATTCCGGCGCGGTTATTCTTTCTTTGTACCCTGCATTGACGAGAAAGCCGCCCGGGAAACAATTGCGGCAGTAAGTAAACGACTAAAGATGACTACTGTTACGAAAGTAGTTATAGAAGACGGAATCAAAGGCTTGCGCGTATGGCGAGTTTAAAGTAGACTGAACTCGTTGACATGAGAATCCTTGAGTTGATTGCTACTCTCCTCTTATCCCCGGCTAATCACCGGGGATTTTTTTCGTCCTTACGTTTAGCCGCCATCTCTTCGGCTCGTTTATCTAAACGCTTTTCCAAATTGTCCACAGCTTCTTCAATGATTGGAATGTTCTTCTCGTTCATGATTACGCCCGCACGAGAGCTTGCGCGTTGCTCAGCTTTTTTCATGAGTGAGTTGTAAATCGAGTCGCTATCTAATGCGTACGACGGGTGTTTGGTGTTGAACTTAGATACTTCGTTTTCCAAAATATCGTTGTACTTTTCATCGCCCTTGTCTGTATCTTGCCGTAGTTGGAAATCAAGCTTGTTCAACAACAAATTACGTTTGTTCAAAATACTTTGCTCAATACCAGAAAACTTAAACGCTGGGCCTTGAGTAGCGGCAAGGATGTCAGGACGGAATCCAATTGCTTGCCCAATTAACTCGCCCGTCTTTACATCATCTTTGTTAACAAGCTCAACACCACGACCGGTCTTCATGCCTTCGTCTGCGTATTTGTTAGCAACTGCAAGATTACGAACCACAGCGGGAAGCATGCGCTCCATCATCTTTTGATAGTCACCCATTGCGTAAGCATCGTAGGCGTCGGCAAAACCTAACAACAGACTTGCAGTTGGGCCACCGAAATGATCCAGCATAAAGGCAATTGCGCTATCACGAGAAGTCTTAGTCTCTTTGCTGTCACGCCCCCACAGATCAGCCAGTCCAATACGTGAGGCAATGTCTTCCCCGGTGATTGCGTTTATTGGGCCGCGAGCAATAAGATCGCTTACAGGTACGCCACCAAGCTTAACATCGCCTAAGTTCTCAGGGAGAAATACTTCAAAGAACCAAGTTTTAAAATCGATACCTTTAAGTTCTTCAGGCCAATCTTCGTCGAGTTCCAACTGACCCCAAGCCCATCCAGCGAGTCCCATGATGGGGTTAATCAAAGCCATGTTTGCCGCGCCAGCAAGTAGGAAAGAAGTGCCCATCATGCCGAATAGCTTAGTAGCTGCTTCTTTTTTGCCCTCTTTGTTAAGGAACGGAAGCATCTTCTTGAAGTTGGTCAACAGCAGCAGAGTCATCTGCAATGGGTACGTCTTAAACTGGAACGCAATCTTGCCGATACCCTGTTGCATAAACCGTGGACGGTTTGTAATATCGTAGTTACCAAGTGCTTCGTTGGTAGAGTCAACTGCTTTTTGAACAGCAGCATCGTAATCAAGCCCTTGCTTCTTACCCAACCGGTACGCAGCTAGATAGACGGCCTCACGACTTAGACGCTCGGTGTTGTGCATCAGAGCGCCGACCATCAAGTTTGCAAGACGTTTGCCTTTACCTACAACACCTTCAAACTGCTCGGTAGACATACTCTTGTAGCCCCACACCAAAGAGGCATAGGTTGACTCAGACACACCACGAGCAGTCATCTCACCGATTGCTTTGCGCTCATCAGCAGGTAGGGATTTGTTGTTAGCAATACTAGGAGCAGAGATGGCAGTTGTGCCGTCTACGTTTGTGCGGAACACGCTGTACTGATTAACTAACGTAGCCATCTTTGCAAGCTCTTTAGCCGCACCGGAGACGTTGTTGTAGTTACCACCCAGTACAGGCAAGCCGGAAATGAATACGCTAGAAGGCTGAATCAAAGCCGACGCAGCAGAAGACAAGTACCAGAAGTAAGACGCTTTGTTTGCTATACCAGCAACAGATTCGCTTAACGAACCATGGTCGCCAGACAACGCCATGTCAATACGCTTCTCAGCTTCTTGCACAAATGGAGATAACTCTTCGCGCTCGCGGATAGACTCACGTGCCTCTGACATAGAGTTGCGAAGAAGCGGTGCATATTTCAAGCGTGCCAATTGAATGGATTGCTTAGAAGCAGTAGTAGCAATGTTGCGCTGCAAGTCTGTGCTAAAACCACCACGACCCTTACGATGCGTAAACTGCCTACGGAAAGATTGCTCCGGCATTGTAGTCAGATAGATTTGATAGACCGCATCCTTCAAACCTTCTTTAGCCGCAGGTGAACCCATATCTTTAGCATCGATTGCTTCAAAAACTTTCTTGAGCATCTCGCTTGAGTTTTGTGATGCGGCGCGTAACTCTTTTAAGTCATTACCTTGCACAAACTCCTGACGGAACAGCGCGTCTTCGTAGTCTTCTCCACGACCTTCAGCCAACTCTTTGGCTTTGGCATTCCGTTCTGCGCGGGTCTCAAACAAATAAAACAAGCGTTGCTCACCCGAGCCAATGGCTAAGAAGTAATCGCCACGGCGCACCAATGGGAAGAAAGGCTTGATGCGTGACTCGGCTTCAAACGTCTTGCGCAAGACAGCCATCAGATTTTTCTTCTCTTCAGGAGTCATGCCCTGCAAGTTGTTTATCTGCTCATCCAACAGGTCGGAGTACAACTCAATGATTGACTCGTAGTAGTCCCGCAACTGTTTGTACATGCGCTGACCAACAGGGCCGAGTGCTTTGTAGTCGGCATCAAGGTCTTTACTGCGCACGCGAGTGTTGGTATCAGATGGGTCATACTCTGCCAACGTAGTGGCATACACAAAGTCTGCAAATTGTTTGCGTGAAAGCTTAGGGTCTTCTTTAAACCCACGGTTCAAGGAACCGATTACTTGCTCAGCACCGACTAAGAATTTTTGAGACATGCCCAACATGCGCTGCAGTTGAGTGTTAGCTCTTTCTAACGCAGGGATACCCGCATCAGCGGCCCACTTAGCCAAGAAGTCAAACGTGGGCAGGCGCACAGTAGCTTCAAGTTTTGCATAGCCTAAGTCACTAGTTGCGTTAGCCAGTATCTCGCGCACAGCTTTGGGGTCACGTGCCAACTGCATCAACTCAACGTTCTTAGTCTCTTCGCCTTCGCGAGACAAACGCACTTTCTCTTTTGCAATCCTTGCATCTTTGGCAAGCTGAAGAGCAGAGCGCTTTACTTTGGAGTCGGCTTCTTCGTCAAAATCAGGAGGGGTGAACTTGCCTTTTTGTTGGAGTGAAGTTCTTCCTGTTTCAACCGCTGTCAGCCTTTTGCCTAACATCTTGTCAGTAATGTCGACCAGATCAGAGAACGCAGTAGCTTCATCTTGCTTGATACCAAACAAGTCGCGGATGCTATTAGTAAACGTAGAGAACAGAGTCGGCTCTTTTCGCACACCCTTCACACGCATCAGGAACTTTTGGAACTCAGGGCTGGACATGCCGTAAGCCAAGAACTCATGCGGGTTGCTGAATATGTCGTAGCTGTCTGTTTTGGGGTCGTAGGTTCTACTAACTATGTCGTTGACGTCTTCGTCAAGCATGTCAAGGTACGCCAATTCTTTGTACTCTTGCTCAGCACGCTTCATTATGGCGTCCATCTCGCGCATGAACTTCTGAAGGCTGGCGTTCCTAAAACCTTTTAATAGACCTGCTTCAATACGACTAGCCGTTGCTGCGTGCAGCAATTCGTGTAGCACTGTTATGTTATTAATGCCTTGTAGGTCTCCAAAGCTACTACCACGCACGTATACAGTACGATCTTTTGAGCCCGGGGTGTACACAAACAATCCACGTGCACCCTTTAACTCTTCCAGAATATTGGCTGGAGTTCCGTCACCCTTCTCAACAACCACAAACTTAACGCCGACCACAAAGTTGCGGATGCGTTGCGCAACAAAACGCTGGAACAGATTACCAGTCTTAATGATTTGCGAAATTGCCTGAGAGCCGCTAGTCAGCTTATTGAACCCTGTGTCGGGCTTGTCTACTCTACCTGCGGCAGAACGTAGCTTTTTAGGGATGTCTTTTGGATCAACGTCGTCCTCAAGCATCTGCTTGGCACGTTTACGCACTGCTTCGGGCGCAGTTTTATCATTGGCAGCGTCATTAATATATTCTGCTGCACCTTGGATTTTGTCTCTACTACCGGGTGAGTTGTACGCCTCAAGCGCCGACTCTAAAGCGTTAAGCTCTACTTTAGTTTCTTGATCTAAATCAACAGCGCCATCTTCTGACACAGCTTTAGCTGGTCGGCCTCGCCCCGTTGTAGCAAGTGCCTTGTCTAACTCAGCTTGGAACTTAGCAATCTTTACAGCATCGTTTTTATCTTTAGCCTTAGCCAAATTGACAGCCGCAGTAGCTTGCTTGTTGTTATCGTACGTTGCAACTACGTCGCCATTATCGACGTGCTCAAATTTATTCTCAGCATTCTTTACGACTACGTGCCGTTTAGGGGCAGGTGGCCGACCGCGAGACCTACCGGTTACTGCTCCGGCTGGTGGTGCTTCTTGTCCTTCTTGCGTTGTTTCGATGGCTTCAGTGGTTTGAGTGCCAAGGTCGGCTCCTTCAGTTTCAGTGGGTGGGTTGAGTCTGTTAAGTTCTTCGTCCGTTATCGTTACGGTTTTAGTATTTACTTTATCCCCGTTGTCATCAACACCATCAGGGTGGTTACTTACATCGACTTCAAGTTTATAAAATGTTGGTTGCCCACGTTTTTCTTCTACACCAACTACTTTTGCAGGTGCTCCGGCAAAAGCTGATTGAACTACTTCCGCGCCGGGGTAAAAATACGTCCAAGGTTTACCATCCTGTGTGGTAACAAGCCTGTCCTTTGGTGTTTCTTCTATTGCGGCTGGCGCAACTACTTCTGTTGCTTGCTCGGCTACGGGTGTTTCTACAGGTGCTACTTCTAATGTAGTCGGCTCAACTGCTTCTCCAACAGGAGCTCCTGCAACATCCTGTCCAGTAGGTACCACTCCACTTGGCTCAATGACTCCAGCTCCTGCGGCGGGGGGCTCTGCACTGGGCTGTCCAGCCACGCTAACGCTTTCTCCACTTGGAGTACTGATAGGCTCAGCAATATCTGCTGTTCCTCTTGTTTCGTTCTGCGCAAGCTCATCTGCCTGTGACTCCTCTAAGGCTAATCTTTGTGCGTCGATCACCGCCTGTTGTGGGTCAACACCAGCGGCAATTAAATCTTGTGTGATTTCTTCTACACGACCTTCAGGTATCTTAATAGATGCAGTTTTAGCCTCGGCCTTTAACTCTGCGTCAACTTTACGCGCAGCAATATTTCCCGCGTTGGGTTCGGGTATACCCTGCTGTAGATTAATTTCGGTAAGCGCGGCAATCCGCTCGGCACGAACCTGTTCAGGTGTAGTTGCTGTTGTTTGCGTAGCAGGTGGAGGGGGAGGCGCTGCCTCAAACAACTCAGAGCTTAAGTCTTTACCTTTGGTGGTAGTCTTGGTTTTGGTTTCTTTTTCAAACAACTCAGAGCTTAGGTCTTTACCTTTGGTCTTGCGACTACGCGCACCTGTAGCTACTTCAGCAAGGCCACCGGGGAGGTCTGCTAAACCTTCAACAATAACGTCTAGGGGTTTGTTCTCGCCCGTTAGCGCTTGGCCGCCAGCCTCACCAGCCATGCCCGAGCCGACTTGAACGCCAGCTTCTTTTGCTCCAGCCGTGATTGCTGCTTTGCGAGTTACACCAGTTCCCGCTGTTTTAAGTGCGCGAATAAACCGACCAGCAAAACCAGCAGACAGTGCATCAAACGCGGCAACGGGAATGCCTCGCTTTACGCCATACTCGCGGGCTTCGGAAATAAATTTGGGGTCTTCTAATAGTTTCTGTACAGCGGCTACGTTTGAAGTATCTACTTTTCTTTTCTCTAAAAGCTCGCCGATTGCCGAGCCAAACTCAGTGGCAAAAGAAGTCGTGCCAGATGCAACTGCAAGACCCGGGGGCCCGGCTGCAATACCTGCACCTACGATAACAGGCACAGTTTGTAAGGTGGCAACAGCAGACTCACCAATTAAGGAAGCTAAAGCTTTCCAATTCTTTGGCTTGATAACTTCTTTGGCTACGTCGCTATAACTCCCAGTCTCGTTAGCTTCTTGCAGGCGTTCCAACCCCGCAGCCACATCGCCGGAGGGTTTAAGTTGTTTCTGTCGGCGAGCTATATCACTGATACTTTCAGCGTATTCTTTGGCACCAATTGCCCCAGACTGAAATCTTAAAGCCTCTCGGGTTCCTTCCGCCTGAAGCAAGCCGCGCTTGCCTACATTTAAAGCTTCGTCAGTGGCTGATGTTTCACCAAACAAATCCGCACTTAAATCCCGACCCTGTTGAGAAGGTGCCGGTGTGGGAAATAACTCAGCGCTTAAATCACGACCGGCCATAAATTACCTCTTTATTTGACAGTGTAGCCTTTGGCCTTTAATGCGTCCATGACTTCTTGTCTTGTTTTTCCGCTTGATGCCACCGTAGCGTCTACGTCTGCCATAGATACTACTTTAGTTGCAGTAGTTGGTTTAGATGCGGCTGGCTTTGCTGGGGTAGGCGCAGGTGCAGGTGTAGGTGCACCGCCGGTAGCAGCTTCTGACCCTTTAAAAACCTCACGTAGTCTAGCTTCTTCCGTCTTCAAAATACGATTGGCTTCTTCAGTATTCCCAGCACGGAGGGCTCGCCTATATGGAGCACCAGAGGCGCTAATCTCTTTGAACTTCGTTAACCCTTCGTTAACCCTAGTATCAACGGTTGCTTGTACGGGTGCAAGTCGAGTCGCAGCGTTGAGGCCCCCAATTTCACCAGTAGAGAACGAAGTTTTTAGCGCACGTGCTGTTTCATCGCTAGCCATTTTACGCACCCGCGCATCAAATGCTTCAGGAGTTTCGCCCTGCTTTGGTTTTAGTGTTGATTTAAAGTAATCAACATTGTTCTGAAGAATTTGTTCTTGGTATTTAAGACCGCCAGCGCCTTTGTTAGCCTCACGCGTAGCTTGCAGTGCTTTAGCATCCAGCGTAGCCAGAGCGTTAACTTTGTTAAGCTCAAACGTAGCGGCGTCGGCCTTTTCTTTCCGTGCAGTTTCTCTAGCAGCCTGTGCACCACGGATGTCACCCATACGCTCTTTACGTTGCGCATCGGCCAAAGCAAAACGCATAGACTCAATAGATCGTTGCTCGGCTATGTCGGCACGCTGTACCTCACCCATCTCTTTAGCAAATACAGGGAACGCTTTTGCCGCACCACGAGCCAGAGTGTTACCTTCAAGAATAGCCCCAGCAGCGGCCAGTAAAGCCAGACCTTGGCCTTGGCTTGAACTTTTGCTTCTTGAACTTTCGCGCTTGTCAAGCCTTCCAATTGCGGATTTATAGATATCCGGGCCACCATACCTTTCAATTTGTTGCATATACCTGCTAATAGCTGCGTCATCTTCTGCTGGTGTTGTGGTTCCACGAGTCAAGTTTTTAATCATCTGGCGAGTTTCTTGACTATCGTCAAACGCCCTAGCTTGTAAGCCAGCGTTACCGCCCCCTGCGCCTTCGTTTTCGGCTAAAAATCTAGCAAAAGCATCGTCTGTAACCGCGTTGGCTTCCATCCCCTCACCGCTATTCAAACCACCCGATTGGAAAGCAACAATACCACCCTCGGCAAAGTCTTCTTCGGGTGTATACATACCAGCCAAACCACCAGAAGCCGCTTGCATAGTAGGTTGTGGCGTTGGGGCGCGTTGTTGCGGAGGCATGCCTTGTGGAGCCTGACCCATTGCGCCGGGCACCATTGCACCTAGACCTTGCTGCATAGGGGGAGGAGCCATGTTCTGGGCAACCAAAGAAGGAGACGAAGTTGGCTGTTGTGCCCGACCCGCCATCTCCATTCTTTGGGATTCTTTAATTAACTTCAGTGCGTTTAACGCAGTGTAGGGGTCTAAGCCGGGGATGTTGCCCTGACCTAAAACTGTAGCTTGCAGTACTTGGGGATTACCCTTAAACCGCTGCGGGTAATGTTCTTAAAGGACGTTCACTTGCTGAAGGCGCTAGTAATGCAGCACCGGCATTTGCACAACTAATGGGCGAAGCTAACAAAGCCAAACAAGCTGAGAATCGTGCTATCGAAAGCATGAAATTTAATGTCAATGATGCCCAACGTAAAGAGCGTATGGGTAATCGCCGCGCAGCTATGTCTGCTATGGAAACGGCACGTAAAGATGAATTGGATGCTAATAAGTTTGCTCTGGATAAAGAGAAAGCTGTTGCTACTGCATACGGTACTGCTTTGCGGGCTACCCGCCCGGGTGCGGCTAGTGCTGGCGCTGGTGCTAAGCCACCTAAGTTGGCCGAGCGTCTATACGACGATAACTTGGCCAATTTGATGGAAACTGAAACACCACAAGAAGGTGAATCAACCAAGGCTTTCCAAGCCCGTATCCGTGCAAAGGCTGGTGAGTTGACAGCTAGACAAGTTAAAGACTTTGGCCCCGCCAAAGCTGGTTCTGAAGAAGCAAAACTTACAGAAACAACTGAGTCCAATCTGGATAAAGACGTTAATAAGCAAGCTATTTTTGATCCAGCCTACCAGAAAGCTATGGCTGCTGGTGACTCACAGGGAATGTCTGATGCAAAACTTGCAATACGTAGACGTATTATTGCTAATCGCCAAGCTACTTCGGGTAAACCCTCGGGTACTGGGGTAAACAAAAATTCGACAACTGCTCCAGATATCAGTACCATTAAGGGAGCGCCAGCAGGATCAACCATTGGTAAACAAACTGCCAAAGGTTGGGAAGTTCTAGGCCCATCAGGAACACTAATCGGATACGCCCAAAAATGAAATTCGTACCCCTCTCCGAAGTAAACAATGAAGCAAAATCAGGTGAGGGAAACGAAGCAGAGGGGCTAACGTTTGTCCCGTTGGAGAAACCTGCTTCCAAAGCCGAGCCAAAAGCTGAGCCAAAAGCTAAATCCAAAGCCAAAGCTGCGCCCGATGAAGGGTACGATTTTGGCGCTGCTATGGCGGCAGACATTGCCCCTGCTGAAAGCACAAGAAGCGTGTTGGAAGGGCGGCAGATGCCCGCCCCCTTGCCGACCGAAGATAAATACGTTGTCCGTCCCGAGTTTGTTGATGCTGTCAAAGCCCAACTAGATGCCGTACCCCCAGAGCAACGTCA